ATCTGCAGATCTTACTTTAAGGAACTCATTTCTAGAATCATACTCCTGAACTACACCACTATTATCAAGTTGGTTAGTAATAAACTCACCTTTTGCAAAAGAATCCTTCTCAAGAAATACTTCATATGTTGGGAAGTATGATTCTGGAGTTATAGTTCCAAATGATTCAAAACTATCAAAATCACCAGGTTGTTCACCAGGATTTAATAGTCCAGTTAAATTATACTTAATTGTTGGGAAGTCACCACCAACATTAGCATCTGCTTCAGTAAGAGTGAATAACTTATAATCATAAGCAGCAGAGTTATATCCTCTACCAACTCCATTAAGAGTATTACTATTTTCAACAAGTATTCTAGTACCGACTTTATATGGATAAGATTCAGCAGATGAGAATGTTACAGCAAACGCAACAGTAACATCTAAAGTAGAAGAGTCAAAAGTAATATTATCAATTCTTGTACCATTTGGATTATTGGTTGGCATCAAAACTGGAGTAACATTATACAAACCAGTTGTATTTCTAACAATTTCTACTTCAGTATCACCAACGTCATATCTTAAGAATGCTTCTGTATTAACACGACCAGTAAATCCATCAACAACAACTATATCAGGTGCTATGAAGTAATTAACACCAGGATCTTTAACTTTAACAGTTTGGAACTTAGATAAAGGTTCAATCTTATATGTTGCTGGTAATGAAGCAGCAGGTCTCAATGTATTATCTGAAGGATAGTCAAATCCAATATCAGTTAATACTACTTCGTTAAGTTTACCAATAGATCCACTTCTTGGAAGGAATAGTGCTCCTGTTCCTGCAGCACTAACAACTTTAGAGACATATGGAAGACTCTTATATCCAGTACCACCAGAATCTAATGCAATTGTGCCAACAGGTCCAGTAGCAGTTTCAGATGTTGTCTGATAGTTAATAGATGCTTCAAGATTAGTATAAGATGGTTTTTCTGGAGTATCGTACAGAGTATAATCAAAAGTATTAGTCGTTAAACCACTAACAACTCCTTTTACATCAAATTTACTATCAACGATAGATAGTCTATTTGGATTAGTGATCTGGAATGTATCACTAAGCATCTCAGTCTTAGATGCAGCAGCACCAGAACTCTTAATTGGTTGTAGATTATAGTAAAGATTATTTGGAGTACTCTTATCAATAATTAGAGTTAAGTTTGCATTTTGCTGTCCAATAATACCATTTTTCTTTACATGGAAGTCTAAAACAATAGTTGATATACCAGCATTTGCTTCAGAAGTAAAATATAGATCAGTAAAAGCAGAATCTCTAAAGATATTAAACTCAAAGGCAGATAGTCCACTATTTGACAATGATGAATCTGATAAATCAAAGACAACAGTATTATTGCGACATGCTTTGATTTCTGGGTTAATAGGACTAAATGTACCAAATGATGCTGAAGTTATACCAACAATTTGGACTCCTTTCTCCGATGTTATCTGCTCATAGTAATTATCAGACAACTTAATTGTATTTTCATCAATAACAATTACATAATATATTTGAGAATTATTAATTCCTCCAGTAGGAGTAGATGAATTATGAAGGATCTTATCACCAGTTTTCCATCTATGATTTAAGACAGTAAATGCATTACTATCCGCATTAACATCATCTTCAAGGAATCCCCTTGGATCAATTAATAATCTTCTATTACCATCATCATACTTAACAACAACAGTAGTTTGAATACCTGAAGTAACTTTTAAATCAATATAATCACCAGCACTTAGATAATGAGATGCACCAGTACTAACAGTAGCAGTTTTCTTAAGGGCATCTCCAAAAATGGTGTTACTGTAAGCAGTTTTAAAACTATGTATTTTGCCAGATCCTGGAGTATCAATAGTTAATAATCCCATAGATGCCGTAGTTCCAAGACCTACAAAATTACCTGTAGTTCCTATACCAATCTGATTTGTTGATATACCAATAAAATTTTCATCATGTACTGCAGCATATAGTGTTTTATTATCAGTTAAGACAAAAGAAGTTCCCGAAGCACTTACATTAGGACCACTACTTCCAGTACCAACATTATATACGATCTCCTGACCAGTTTTCAATCCATGACCAGGAATGTAGAAGGAATTAATTATTGGAGTAATCTTATCAATACCTGCACCTGGATTTTGCAAATATGTCTTACCTACCTTTTTAGCAGAAGCTAAAACTTGAGTATCATAAGTAGCAATATAGGGAGTCATAACTGGACTCTGCTCTACCTGCACACCAGCAACATAGAATATAGGTGTAGAATTTAAAGTTGCTCTAATAGTAGTTCCTGACCCTACAGCAACACCATTAGCACCAAACTGCATTCTATGTGCATTAGCATTAGTTGTTACAGTAAATTGGAATCTCTTCCACTCTCTAGTAAGAGTTACCTTTTGATGATAATAAACATTTACACCAGTATCCATCAAAATCATCCATACTTCCTCTCCACCCTGATCACCTTTTAAGAATGCAGATACAGTGTGAACATTACCCGAAAGTGTGAATAAACCATTTTGAAGTACAATAGTATCAGTAGCAGATGTTGTTGTAGCAATTCCAACCTTAGCAGCAGAAATATTACCATCTGGAGTCTTAGAATGATAATATGTTACCGTTCCAATTCCATTACCAGCAGTTGCTTTGGACCATGTACCACCAGTAAGAGAAGGAGATACAGGATCAGAATATAGAACTAAGTTTTCACTTATAAGACCAGTTACCTCTTCAGGTTCAAAATATAGAGTTTTATCAATTTGATATTGTGTTGTAGTTTGGAATCCAGTGTTAATAACAAATCTTCTTGGATTCTCAGTTAATATATCACCACTTTGATGAGCAACTTCTGTTGAAACACCACTAATATTTCGTTCTACTCTAATTCTCTTATTTGAACTATCAATATTCAAAATTTTAATAACTTCGTTATTAATTTCATAGAAGTCATTTACAACAGTAGTTGGGAAGGTTAAAGTTCCATCCACATTGAAATATGTGGTAACACCTGTAACAAGAGCAGTATCAACATCATCTCTTAAAACAAGTGTATTAGTACTAATACCAACACTGTAATTTTTTGATAATTCTGTAGATAATAAATTTAAATTCTGTAAATCTACAATATCACCAGAAATAAATTCATGAGCAACTGTTGCAAATCCAACATACTTACCTTTACCTAGAGTTGGAGTAAATTGTATGTTAGATAATCTTCTACTGCTATATGAAATATTAGTTACTTCTGGCCCTAATATCCTTGCTATACGTGCATATGCTCCACCACCTTGAGTACCTTCATCATTGAAGAAGATATTATCAGAAATATTATAATTATCACCTGGTGCAATAATATTAAGCGAATCAACTGATCCTGGAGATACTGCTACAACTTCAGTAAACCCTTCACTGAATACGTTTGGTTGAAGGAATCCAGAATATCTAGAATTTTTACCTCTAATACCATACTGACTTGTATAACGGGTATAACTACCATCATTGAGATTGGTAAAACTTAAAGTAGAGAATTGACTAAAGTTAAATGTTTGTGGTAGTCCTTTATACTTGGGTCCAATAGCATATGGGAATACTGGTTTTAAATACCCCGCAAATGGTCCTGCAACCTCTGTAGAAGCGTCTACAGTTAAGAAGTATGCATATGTACCATTAGGGAATTCAGGGGTCTTACAGAAGCGTCCATTGAACTCATCTAGATCACCTTTACCAACAAACTTATAATCTTCAATAAACATACCAGAACCATAACTTGGTGGTCTGATACCAGACACATCAACTCTTAGTTCATAACTGGTCTCCATCCTCTTGACAGCACCACCCTCTCTATCTGCATATCCATAAGGACCATAAATTGGGAATCCGTCAAATGCCCATCCTATGATAGGAGAATGGTATTTGTTTGTATTAGTTTCGTTTAATATATCTGCTCTATAAATTATACTTCCATCAAGATCAATTGAAGTTGATAGAACCTTTCTTCTGAGTTCTCTAGGAGCAAATGCATGGGTATACTCAATCTCGTTACTAGAATCAAGTGAGAGTGCCAATACACCATCATCTTGAGGTACTTCACCCGTTAACATTAACTTTTGAACTAAGTTAATAGTCCAAGATTTAATTTTAGCATTAAATTTAGCACCACTACCAGTTGATACAACTGTTAGAGATGTATTAGTGTTTTTATATCCAAATCCATTATTAATAATCTTTACATCAACAAGTTTACCTTCAACAATGATTGGATTTAAGATTGCACCATTACCCTCACCTTCAATTTCAATAATTGGTGGTGAATTGTATCCAGAACCTTGATTATTGATAATAATGTCAATAATTTTACCTTCAGATGATACAAGTGGACTTACTTGTGCATTTTCACCGTTTATAAGAGTAATTACTGGTTGTCTATTGTAATTAAGGATCTCATTATCACCATAATTTTCACCATAATTACTTAATGATATAGATTCTATATCTCCAGTAAATACAGGATTAATTTTTGCTCTAAAATCTTGTCCAGCAAAAGTACCAACACCAATTGGACCTTCAATCTTTACTTCAATTGGAGTGTATACTAATTTGTGAATTCCTGTTCCAGTATCAGAATAGTTAAGGAATCTATCATTAACATAATAGTAATCATCACCAAGACTATCACCAGTACTAACAATTCTTCTCTCAGCAAGTCTAACATTATCTTTATCTAAAACTTTAACCAAATATTGTGTAGTTGAAGCAACACCAACAGGAAAAGAACCACCCTCATTGATGAATTGAACAAGTTCCCTATCTTTAAGTTTATGATCAACAATATGGAGTTTATTATCAAATATATCTACCTTATTAGGTTGGAAATATAGAGTTTTGTTCCTATAATCATAACCAGCATTAACAACTTCAATAGAAGATATTACCTTCTTTTTATCAAAGGATTCTATAATTTGTAGACCAGAACCATATGTAGTTATCCCTACAGTATTAATTCCAGCAATAGCATCATCTACATTAGTGTGAAGTTTAATTGATGATTCATCTACAAGACTAGCAAAATAGATTGCTTGATTGGTTAATCCACCTAATGATGTTTGATCATCAGAATTGTATATAACCTTTTCTTGAGGTCTTAATTTGTGGAATGTAGAAAAACCAATTACATTATTTGCAAGATCTACATCAATATACTCTTCACCTGCATTAAAAGTAATTCTATGAACAACTTCAGATACATTACATTGTGCTTCTGCACCAGTACCTTGACCACCAGTAATAGTTACCTTTGGTACTATGGTATAGTCAAAACCTGTTTCAATTACATCTATTCTCTTTAAAGATCCATTAATATTACAAACACCAGTAGCACCAACACCAATATTAGTAGTTCCTGCTCCAATACCATCTACAATATGTAATGCTGGTGGATTAATTACATCATAATTAGAATCACCAGATGAAGTAACCTCAATCTCATCAATTTGACCATAATATACTAAATCACTAGATTTATAGTTTGTTAATTCAACTCCATTAACAAACATACCAACTTGTCCAGGTGCAGTATCAACTTGTACACCACCTATTTTTGGTCTACTGAATTTTCTAATAAGATCCTGTCTTTTAAGGGATTTTCCTCTAAAATCAAGTAACTCAAGTTTATTATTTGATACTGTACCAAAAACTCTTACAAAAATACCATTTCTAATATTTGATTTACTGGTAGCAAGACTAATTGTACTTGCATTGACCTTTTTAATGAAATATTGTCCTTCAGGTATATTAAGTGGAATATTATTATTAGCACTATACCAAATAGGATCACCACTAAAGAATGGATTTGATCCAATATTTAATTGATCTCCATTAAACTGTCCACTAAACAATATTGATAGTGGTTTTGGATCTATTGGAGTATTAAAGTAATCTGGTAAAGATGGTGATACTGCAAATGTATCTCCATCGTCATTAATATACATGTTCTGCATATTTGCAGACA